TAGAGAATTGTGTTCTAAACATTCTATATGTGTTTAGAACTAAGTGTCGAACAAAATCTTCATCCATGTTGGGAGAGTGTTTCAGTGACGAGAAGATATTCGCAAAGAGTATCTGACTATTATCAAGAAGAATAATTTTATTGCCTCATTTCAAAATTCTGAACCGTCAATATTCTCATCTGGTAGGTCGATTGGTTTCCATTTATTTTCAGGATGCTTTGATTCTGGAACCCATCCAGAGACATCCTCAGATGCAACATATGACTTTCCATCGTAGTATACTACATCACCCTTACTATAGTCAACCATATTCCCCGAAGAATCTATGATAGAAAAGGCACCAATGATGTTAAAACTTTCTTGTTCTGGTGTAGCCGATTCAAGTAAAGCGTTTCTAAGTTCTATGTTTAATGGTTGGTTTCTTCTTAGGAAACTAGAATACAAATTAGGATCACCCAAACTTTCTTCGATATAACTTTCAATTAAGTTGATAACAAAGATAGCATCTTTGGGTTGAAGATCAGAAAAGTATTTTGTGACGAATCGATTGAAGGTCATAACTTCAGCCTCAGTGGTTGCTTGATTATATCTTTGCTCAAGCAAGTCGTTTGCAGCAGTAAGCCATCTTTCGTAATTACCACCGAAATAATAATTTAACTTGTCCGCTGGACTGAATATCATTTACTTGTACCTTTTTTTGGATGCTTGTAGCACTTACGAATAGGATCGAGATGAACATGAGCAAAATCACGCATATACTTTTGATCATCACGATCTTTATTTGATGTCCACCAGAAAGTTTTCTCAATAACAAATTCGTCGATTACTTCTTTTTTCCATCTGATCTGAATGCGGAGGTCTTCGCCCTTTTGGAACGAAGACCACTTTTCCGCATCACCAGCAGTTTTATACGTCTTTACAACGAAGTTTGAATCTAGGGACTCTAACTCTTTAGTTAGATACTTTTCGTATGACTCACTCTTCAGATTCCTGTACTTCGTCGGGAGTAACTTGGGCATCCTCTTCCTTTCTATTATGCAGAGATTCGATTAACACACCGTAGGCTGCATATGGATCCATGTTAGCGGCTGGTCTTCTATCTTCGATATGACCAGCACCATTTACATCAGTGACAAGTGGAATACGAATAGAAACACTTCTGTCGCTAACTCCACTAGAGAACTCGTCAATTTTAGCAGTTTCATGCTGTCCTGTCAACCTTAGATGATTATTTGTACCGTAAACTTCGATTAGTCTATCGTGGTTTTCCTCAAGCATCTCGACGGCACTTTCGATTTGATCCTTTGGACCTTCACGCATCCAATCTGTAGAAATATTAATGTGGCATCCTGAACCATTCCAATCTCCCTCAACAGGTTTAGGAGAGAAGTTAATACTCATGTTTCTAGTTTCAGCAAGACGCTCTAGAATAAATCTTGAAATCCATAGTGAATCTGCCGCATCAATAGCACTTTGTGGAGTTAATTGATACTCCCACTGAGACTTCATAACCTCTGCATTTGT